GGAGTTGTGGTGCCACGAGTGTGGTAAAACACAAACGTCACTGCAGGTTGATTGCCGTAAGCAACGCCGTTATACAGAAAACCAGAAGCCGTACCACCGGAATAGTTGAGTGCTGTATTTACACCAGTAAGAGTACCTGAGCCTGTATAAGTGTAGTAACCGTAGCCGCTGAACGGGGCGCCGCCACCAGTCAACACGCCCGTCTGTTGGACAAACACTACTTGTCCGCTAACCAATGAAATGGGAGTGCCTGAGGTTCCAGAAGCTACGGTGTAGTCCGCAGCACGATAAAAATCGTTACGCGTGATAGTAATCGAATCAACTACACCACCAGAATTATTATCTTCACTTAAGTTTGCATCCATGTCCACCAGGATGGACGGCGCCTGTCCACCTTGCACAAACAAGGTATTAGTGGCGGCACTACCTACGGTTTGAGTGGTAACACGAACCGTATCAAGCAATGGCCGATCAGAAAATACAGGAGACTTGTTGGTTCCAGTAGAGCTCAAAATTCTTACCCAATCTTTTTGTCAATTATAGCGTCAGGAATCAAGCCCAGGGGCCACTGACAAAGCTTGCGTGAATCCTGCAGGTAGCTTCAACCTGCTTTCAATAAGACTTTGCGGGTTTCTTTGAATGTTTAAAAACCGTTCAAACAAAGTAGATGGATCAGCGTTTTTGGATTCAAAGGCGCTTTTCTTGTCAAAGATAGCCCCTATCAACGTTGGATTTTTTCTTCCAAGTGAACCGGATGCAGCTCCAGTTGAAATAAAAGGATTGGATCTTGATCCAGTGCTGTATTCCAGCCACTCACTTGGAAGTGAGGATTCAAGGTAAGACCGTCGTTGAGAGGGGCGTGTCATTAAGAGAACAGCTCCATGTAATCAGACAAGTACTGCTGAGGCATAGGCAGTGCTGTACTGATAGCACCAAGATTTAAATCTTGTGGATCAAGAGCACTCCGCTGTTGCAATACAGCCGGAACCATATTCTTCAGGATGCCTTGAAGGAAATTACCACCTAGAATGTTGCCTTTTTGACGCGGACTTGTAGGTGCTTGTGCCTCATCAGCAACAGATGATCCAGCCCGATTAAAAAGCTGTAAACCCTTTTGAAGCGTTTGTGGATCTAAAGGGTCATGGTAAAAATTGCTTTGACCGGGCACCGGCATGTAGTCACCAGGTCTGCGTGAACCATATGCACTAGTCCCCTTAAAAGACTGTGCACCCTTGGACCTACGAAACTGTTCACCAACAAATTGAGGATTGTTGACGATGTTGCGCAGTCGATTGAATTCGCTTTCACCACCTAAGACCTTTGCACCAAATGCCGGATCGGCAAGCTGTTGCATGTTGTAGCCCTTAACAGCTTCATACTGCCCTGGAGCAGTGGCAATGTTTCTTACATCAACTCCACCCCAGTTTCCCTTCAGACGCCTGGCGAGAACGTTTGCAGCAACGGCAGCAACATCAGGAGAGTTCTGTCCGCCACGAAAACCTTCAAGACCAGATAAAACGGTCAGGGCATTAAGCTCTTCCGGTTTGAGGTTAAAAAGCTCTTGAACAGTTTTTGGTGCCATAACTACATTTGTTTTAGTCGCAACATCTCGCGGTAAGCAAGTCCTGGGTTGGCTTTCACCCACTGCTGGAAGTTCTCGGGCGCCATGCCCGTCCCTGCACCCAGAGCTTGGAGCTCGCTCACTAGATTTCCTTTCTGCATCATACTCCTACCCAATTGCTGTTGGCCCTCATAGAAGGAAGAAAGAGGGACATTTGTAGGAGCAGAGTACTGCTGAGCAGCATTAAGTACTTCCTGAGAGAGTGTGCGGTTAAGAACATTTTCACGTTGTGCGGGAACACCGGCCCCGTTAGACATGACTCCAGTTCCAATTAGTGAAGGAGGTGGAGGTGTCTGTTGTCCGGCTTGCGGCCCAGCGCCTGCTACCAAAGGTGGTGCAGGAAGGGTCGGTGCTGGCGGTGGAGTACCACCACCACCAACAGGTGCTAATTCCCCAGGATTAACAACTGGTCTGTCTTGTATTGATGTAACGCGTGGATCTTTGCGTGGATCGTAAACCAAATTACGATCTTGCAAGAACCCTAATAAACCATGACTTGCATCAATCATGGGTTTGGGATCTGCCAAACCCCAAGCCATTCCTCCCATGCCACCAAGGACTGCAGTGCCGCGCAGACCGGTAGCGCCACCAGGAGCTAGGTTACGAACCAAGCTGCCAACTTGACCGAAACCAGATTGCCCGGTTAAAGCACGTACTGCTTTCTCTGACGTACCGCCAAACTGTTTCAGAAACTCACGACGCAGACCCGGATCTCTGGCGAACTGTCCACCCATTTGGATAGCAGTTTGCGGCAGGCTGGTCAGCACTGATTGGCCTGTGCGTAAAGCATCCCCAATAACAGGAGCACGGAGAGCGCCTGTAGCTGCTTGAGTGACCCCACGAGAAAGCTGGGGAACAGCACCTGCTGCTTCTTGCAGGGCACGATTCACCATGCCAGTTTGAACCGTTTGACCAAGGCCTGCTGGCATGTTGGTCAAATCGGTGATCATTCCTGTGAAACGGGTAGGAATGTTCCCGAAGTTGGCCCCAGCGAATGACTGTGGTAACGGACGCTGGAGCACACGCTCAGCTTGTCCAGCTAAGGCACGATAGGTCTGCGGGTTGGTGACTGTATCGGCAATTGCTTTTACAGCCTTGGGAGCAGCTTTGGCACCAAAACCTTGGACAGCTTTCAGAGCAGCTGGACCACCGCGCATGAACAGTTGAAGAAATGCGTTACCCATTACCGCCAAACCTCATGAAGATAAATACGAGAACCCACTGCAGTGTCAGCAGGACCAGGGAGAGCTTGAATGAATTCCGCACCTGATCGCTCATACCGATACCTAGCCTGGAATGGATCTTTATAGTTCGGAACATACAAGATGTTGGCTAATCGATCTGTTTCGTACAGATAGATTTCGTTCCAAACCTTGAGAGCTTCTTTGGCATTGCTAGACCGAATCGTACGGTCAACGTCACCAGCGATGCTCTCTAACCGGGTGGAAGGAGAAGTCGCCACCTCAGTTTTCTTTTCGGCTGTGTCGCAACGACCAAGTTGAATTGAGATCTTATCATAAAAATAAGAATCCGGCACTGTATTCATAGCCTCTTCCAGCCTGGCGTAATCCCCAGCCGGAACAGAGACAACAAAGTAACCCAGGTGATACCTTACTCTGCTTTTATCGTAATCGCTGAGCTGCATCAATACCTCCGCGTTTTTTCATTATAAAGCCGTGTAATCACATAAATTCATCTAACATTTCAGGCCTCAAAATATATTGGGAATACGGGTCACTTGTTCCAGCAAGAACAGAGGTTGGAATAAAGCTGTTCTTCTTGGCTAAAGCTTGTTGCAGTAGGTTGCCAACTAACGACTGAGCAAGAGTCTCTTTATTGTCTTCTTTCTTATTTGTTTCAAATAAAGATTGAAGCATGGTTAACATGCGTGCATCATTTGCACTTTGCTGTGAATCACCAGGCAACACAGGAGCTGCAGGGACAGAAGTATCTCCTACCCGTGCTGCACCAGGAGCATTCTTTAAGTGAAAGACATCAACCTGATAGCGGTTATCACCTGTGCGCAGCCTGGCTACATTACCCGCGTTCCCGTAGTTTGAAAGCCCTTCAACCGAACCTGAACCGAGAAAACGTAAACCTGTTCCTTCGGGAAGACTGTAATCTTCTCCAGCGTGATAGGCTTGTCTTCCTGTGACGGGATGAAGTCGATTTCCGAGAGGACTTGCCAAAGGGGCATTTGGATTGGCCTCAAACTGACCTGGGCCAGTCTGTCTGTATAGTTGTTGCCATTCTTGAGAGCCTGGCAAACGGAATTGAATACGCTGACCAATGTCTGTACGTGCTTGTGATAATGGAATTAACTTATTTGTTTTTCTATCTCTAATTTCAAAATGCGCATGGGGACCAGTAACGCGACCGGTACTGCCTACTTGATTTAGATATATTGCGGGACCAATCGACATTGGACTTTTCTTTTTATTTTAAAACCAAAAAACCCCTGGGATCCAGGGGCTTTAGGAGATGGTTTAGACGCGGATTAGATCAGCGGCAAACACTGCATCCCAGTCAATTTTTTTGATTTGCTTAAGCTGTTCAAGATTATTAAAACTTTCACCCGATAAGGACATTTGAAGGTCTTTAATATCTCGGGCTGTTTTCAAACCAATTCCCTTGATATGGTCTGCGATCATTTGGGCCGTAGCCGTATTGATGTTTAGGCGATTATCAGGGGGAAATGAACGGGGTGTTTCTTTTGCTGCTTTGTCTTTTACTTGAAGAGTTTTAACTTTTTTAGTTGCCTCTTCATCGGGCTCAAGCTCACTTTTGTAAGCGGTGAAAATGCGATTGTCCTGGTCTTCAACCATGAACCACTCGCCGTTATCAAACTCGCTTACAATCCTGACGCGAGCACCGTTCTTTTTGTGTTTGTAAAGCATAAGGACCAGGGATTAAATCTCTGGTCCTAGTTTACCCTAATCAGCTGACAGTGCGACCAGTCAGGTAGCCGTCAATGTCTTCGTAACCGGGGGCCACATCAGGCTGGATATAGCACACTTCCACAACCAGGTAACCGGTGCGGCCTGCGCCAGCATCGCCACTGGAGATGTAGAAACCACCAGAGGTCGTGGTGCTGTTAGCAGTCTCCTTCGCAAACACCTTCAGGGTGGTGGAAGCGGTAGCAGCATAGTTAACCACAGCACCAGACACACCGGCAGCACCGGTAGCGGTCAGGAAGGGGTTAGCGCTATAGCCAGCGGCACCAGCGGCAAAGAAGATCTCGCCTGCCTGAGTACCAGAAGTAGTAGAGGTGAGGTTGGCCTGAATCACAGCCTCGCCCACGCCGGAAGCAGCGGTGGGGTTGTTGGAGCTAACGCGACCGAACGAAATGACGTTACCGGTAGCGGCATAGATACCGGAGGCGACACGACCATCACCCCAGCCAGAAGCCACGGAAATGGTAGAGCGGTAAACGTAAGCAGGCAGGGTGGTGGTGCCAGAGATCACCATGCCGGTGATGTCGGGGCGAGTGTCGTCCTGGCGATAAGGCGAAGGAACGATTACGTTGGCGGAAGAGACAGCGCCAACGCCAGAGGTAGCGGTCACGGGGACATAACCACGCTGCTGGAAGTAACGGTAACCAGGGATAGCCAACACCGAAGTGGGGCCGCCCTTGGAACCGTCATCGGTACCATCTTGGGTGTTGTCAATGTTCTTATACCAGCCGTTCAGGGGCTCTGCCCAGTTGCCGGGATAAATTTTCTTGGCGGACAAATAAGTCATTTATTTTTTCCTGTGTTTTATTTATTGTTTAGGGATCAAACTGCGCCGTCATCAGACACGTAGCTGAACGCAGTGGTAACAAAGTCCTTATTCAGGATTTCAAAACCAGCGTACAGTTGCCAAATCAAAATAATGAAGCGGCTGAAGTCGTCGTTGTTGTTGATGAGCACCTGGGCGTTGGGACCACCAATACCCACGCCGATGGCTTGAGGACCGAAGAAATAACCTTGAGCAACTTCCTGAGAAGAGTAGTTGGAACCACCGTCAAAAGAAGTGCTTACGGTCTTGGTGGGGAAGTTGGTCGACTCGAAGAACTTAACGCCTTCAAACTGAACGCCAGTCGGCATCACCGGCTCACCAGCCACAAAATAGGCTTGGCCAGCCTGAGGACCCATGTAGAAGCTGGAGTTGTTGGGCATCATGGGGTTACCCATGTACATGCCCTGACCGGGATTGCCAGCATAACGGGCAATCTCACGGAAGTCGGGATCACGACGCAGATGCATCATGAAGGTAGGATCGCAAATGCAGCGATACAGACCATCGGCATAGGTCGGAACGTTGCGCTTGCGGAGATCCTTGACAATGGTCAGCAGGTCGGTACGCACCTGGAACTGCTGAACTTCGTTGCCGTACTCAGTGGAGGTGTAAGAAACACGACCAGAGGAATCCTTGGTCTTGCCACCAGCGAAGTAATAGCCACCTTGGGTAGTAGAAGCGGCACCGTTAGCTTCGGCTTTAGAAAGTTCGTCAATGAAGACGCGGTCACGCCACCGGCGATAGTCATCGAGCAGCGTCAGGCTACCAATGGACTGGTGGAACATATTCAGGTTGCCGGTATCCAGCAGCAAACGCTGGGCGGTAACCAGAGTTTCACGAGCAATCTTGAAAGTGCTGGGCTGGGTCGGATCGCCCGGATCGGCAGGACCGGTGTCAGTTTTGTTACCCCAAGGGCTCTTTATCCCTTGGTTCTACAGCTTTACCATTGCTGCAGCTCAGACTATATCATCACCCTTCAATTAACTATTGAGTTGGGTGCGGGGCACTCGTGTCGCCTTATCGTCCATTTCAGGTATCTGAAGTTTGGACTCGCTTAACCATTCAGAAACAGTTCCTGTTCGGTTAAGGTCGGCTTTGTATCCTAAGCAAGGAAGAATGTAAGGTTGTATTTTCTCAATTAAGTTTTTGCACTGTTGAGAATGCCACCTTAGATAATAACTTCCCGACACATGACGAACTTTTGTATATTTTGAGCCTGTTAAAGACTGAATCCAATCACCAACATTATTGGTTTTTTCTTCATCTTCACAGACCGCAAGCCATGCTGACTTTTCAATTCTTATAGCCCCCGTTGGCCTGGTACGTTTTCGAATCTCAAGAGATCCGTCGTCCATCCAAAATAGAGCAAGTTCTTGAAGTCCAAGACCATCGAGAACTTTGGGTGAAATGATCTTCTTGCCTGTCGGATAAAGAAGTTCATACACTGGGGTCAGTATTTTCTTGTTTGTAACACCAAAACGAGCTGCCGGATATTTGCCTTTGTCAACAAAGCATTTAATACTTGCTTTGGTTCCAAGAATTGCATTTAGCTTTTCCAGTTGCCAAACAGCATAGGCAAGGTGTTGCTGCTTCCTTTGAATATGTAGCGTTACGGATCCAGATCTTTTACATCTAGACAAACACCCATCACCAAGGGAGCATCCAATCAAGAATCTTTGGCTTTCAAGGTTCGTCATGGGGCCGACAACGTTAGTCGTTGAACCTTCCATTTATTACTAAATGGCTTGGCTGCTGATTACCCTACCAGTATAGCTCTTTAGAGTACTGGCTGGGGGGCTTCCAGCAATTCACCCCGTTTTCGACGCAGATTACGCTGCGAAGGAGCTTACCGGAGTACCAGCAAAAGCACTGGTAATGACGGATGTCAACTCTTTAAGCACAACAAGCACCTTTTCTTTGGTGATGTTGCGGCTGTTGGCGGTACCGATGGTTTGGTCAGCCACACGCTCGCGGCTGTCCTTCGTACCAGGGGTACCCCAGAACTTATAGCGGTCCAGCTGAACGGTTTGACCAGGTTGGCGGGTAAAGTCGTGGACCACCACGGGCTCTACCGCCATCTCGGCGATGTAAGCAGGGTGGGGACGGTAAAGTTCCGCACCAAGAATCTTTGGAAAGTCGGTATCAAGAAACACTTTGGTTTATCCTCCAGTGTTTGAACAATTATCGGGTGAAAGATTCGACATGTCAAATGTCTTATCTAACACAAATTTTAGCAGTTGGTAATTTATTTAATTACAAATACTGCATGGTGGGCGTTTTGTAGCGAGCACCAGGGGAATTGCTAGATCCGTAAGCTTCGGGATCTGTGATTTGTTGCTGTTGGAAGCCAGGGACGCCCAAGGATTGTGCAATGTTAGAAACACCACCTCCGGCCATTCCTCCAAGACCGGCAAGACCGGGAAGACCTGCCATCATCAAACCTTGTCCCACCCGCGTGTCGCGGCTAAGTTGTTTCATAGCCTGCTCACCAGCAGCAAGATTATCAACAAGATTTAAAACCTTATTTCTTGCTGCTTGAGCAGTAGACGTAGCACCAGCTTCTGCCGCTTTCCTAGCACGCATTTCGTATTGAACAGCGGCACGATCCATTGCATTCATGACTGGCTCTTGCACAGCACGCGCCTTTTGCAATTCCGCACCACGTTGCCCGATAGATCGACCAGCTAATGCGCCAAGGGCGCCAGCTCCTGCGGCTTCAGCAAGAATGCGGCCAGGATCTTTCTCTTCGCCACTAAGTGCGTTGCCAACAACAGAGCCACCTGCACCAATAAGACCGTAAGCCAATGGTGCATATTGCGCGGTATTGGCAGGAGAAAGTGCAGCTTTTACGTCCTGAGCATACTTACCAGCAAGCATGTTTTGTAAGAGACCCATTGTCTCACTCCATCACAAACAGTTTGTTTGCAATCACGTTCGGCTGAGCCTGGTTGATAACACGCCAGGCATTTTGGGGATCACGCGCCATCATTTCGTTAAACGTGTTCCAGAAGTTCTCAGGTTGCTGAGGAGCAGCGGCAGCAGGCGGTGCAGGGAACTGACCCATTTCAGGCTGAGCCACTTGAGTAGGATAACCACGCGTCTCAAGCTGGGCTTCGTTTTCGTACACGGGGTACGGACCTTCGGGACCAAAGAACTTCAGCGTGTAATCGCTGAGCACATCAGGATTGGTCAGAATCTCGTTATAAGCCAGGTTCTCTTGGTGCTCGTTGACAGCAAAGTTGGCGTAGCCGGTGATTACGTTAGCGGCTTGATTTCCCCACGCGACGGCGCTGTCCAGCATTTGCTCCAGGTTTAGAGCGTAGTTGTTCAGCAGGGCCGGGGCCTCCAGTCCGAACGCGTCCATCACCTGGCGGCTTTCCTGGCTCATTCCCACCAGATCCGCGATTTGCTCCAAGGAAGGAGTCGAGGAGGTTTGGGAAGAGTTGGGCGAGTATGCCTGGTTGGGAGACCAGGTCTGCGGAGCCGATTGTTGCGTAGCTTGGTTGCTGGCCAGACCGTAGTTGGCCGGGGAATACTGAGTCGTCGGTGTTGACGATTGACCCTGGAACGGGGACTGGACTGGTGCGCTCAGCAGGTTCACCACCTTGTTGAACGCCGATTCCCAGGGATTCCCCGCCGAGGTTTCCGCCGGTTGGGATTGGGGGGCGTACTGAGTAGGGCTGGATTGGTAGCTGGGGCTCGCCTGAGGTACCGCTTGGGGGTAGCTGGTACCCACTTGATACGCCACCGGACCCGCCTGGTAGCTGGCCGGAGCTGCTTGAGGTGCCGGAGCTGCCACCACGTAGCTGCTCGGAGCGACGGCCGCTGGCGCTTGGCTCGTCTGTGGGATCGATTGGACGGTAGCGTCCTGCATAACTCATCTCCTTTTGTAAAGCTTCTAATGTGCGATACAGATATGGGGTTAAATCCAATCTCGGATCCGCAGCCATCGGTAGGTCCGGTGATTGCGGGTGGGGGGTCTGCATCATTCCACCCACTAGGCGAGCAAATTGAGAGTATGCACCCTGCAATTCGTTCACCATCCTGAAGGGGAACCCCGATAACATCGCGGCCCGCTCCTCATCCGTTTTTGAAGGGAAGAGGTATTTCAGTGCTTCAATGCTATCAACACCTAATTCCTGCAGATTTCGTACCACGATGGAGTTGTTGAGGATGTCTTGGGTTGAATCCTCATAAACAGGGCCTAACCAACGCCAAAGCATGGTCACATCACCATCTGGAATTAAGCCCAAGACTCCGGGAGGGATTTGTTGTGTACGGAGACAAGCCATCATTAACTGCTTGACTCGATCTTCAAAAACATTAAGTGCTTCTTCGTAAGCATTAATGTCTTCATCAGATGCGTTCTCTGGTAGATCCAGGGGGCGCTCTAATCCTGCTGCTGCGGCAAGAGTTTGACGGAATAGTTTTTCTTCTTGGAAGATAATCAATTCGAGGCAACGGCAAATACCGTGGGTGTAAACAGCATTTGCTTTTTTCTTTGCTGTGGCGGAAACACGACCAAACAAGGATTTGTATTCGGTTGCCGTTACGCCAGCAGAAATAGAAAGTTCGTCAACACCACCAAGTGCCGTGCGAATCTCTTCGCGATACTGACGAGCAAATGAGTTCTGGTCCCCTGTAATAGCATCTGGAACAATATAGCCAACACGGTCGTTAGGCTCCAGGTTTGCAATGACGCGTGGGACCCTGATAGTGCCGTCAATACCACGACTAATTGGATCTTGTTTGAATGTAGAACGGCTCAACGCCGACATGCTGTTAAAGCCTGAGTTGGCCGCGATAGACGGCCTCTGAACAACAGAGTCACCCCCAGTCTCAATAAGGTCCGTTTTTGGACGAGAAGAAAGAAGTGTTGGATTACCAAAGAATGTGATGTTTTTCCGCATGGTGCGGACAATTTCATCATGCGTGACAATGTGATTAGCTAACGCATCAAATTCACCCACGCCTTCGTTTGAGAAGCCTTTGGGATTGTTAAAGATTTCTACGCAGGGAATGAATCCGAGAGTGTTTTTAAATGTCTTGGTTTTGCCAGGGATAGCTTGATAGTTGGTATCAAAAGAAATCTCGCCTTCCGAGTGGGTTTCTTCGATTGTTTTGCGCTTGATTGAAAGTCTGATATAACGTTTAATACCTTGGTTGCCAAGTGTAGCCATGCCGGTAAGACTACTGGATGCAACATCTTGCTGATAACCAAAGCCATTACGCACCTTATAGCTGTAGATGATTACAACTTCATCTAGCTCTCCGTCAATGTTGTAGAAACTTCTGTATTCGTGCTTGCGGAAGAAATAGAGGCGATAGTTGTTTTCTGTTGGACGAATATAAAAAATTCCTTGACCATCACAAAGGAAATAATCCCAGATGGAATCTAAGCGCGTATCTAGTTGGTTGTATTTAATTACACGGTCGATGAAGTCTTTGCGTTGATTGCCAAAGTTATCTTGAGCTGGAAAAAATTCAACCCCTTGGCGAATACCAAACAGTTTCATCTGCGAAAGATGAGAGGCGACAATGCCCGTATCAATCATTGACCCACCGTCTTTTTCAAGGTAGGAGTCAATAATTTCTTTAAGTCGGGATTTAGCGTCGCCTGCCATTAACTATCTTTTTCTATTTACTGATCTTAGCAGTTTTCTTTTAGAAAGGCATGTTAAATCTAGCTTCTCCACCAAAACCACCTTGGTTAATTGGTGCGCCCTGCCTGCGAGGACGGTAGTTTACATTAAAACTGACCCCTGGAGTTTGATAGCCGGCTTCAACCCTGTACTCCGAAGGCAGTTGAACACCTTGTTCTGAATATCCGGGCATGTAAGAACCTCCAACAGTCAATCGTTGGTTCGGATCAAGCCGAATAACTGCATTACCACCAAGTTTTTCAACACCTCCTTCAACAAGATCAGCGTTAAAGCTAACAGGAATTGGACCGCGATAATTAATTGGCTGGTTAATATTGCTAGAACGTTCTTGCATTCTTTGGTTGAAAATTTGCTGCTGCCTTTGTTTTTCTTGTAGAGTTTTTACATCCTCTGAAGAGGTAGGCAGTTGCATCTGCCCCTGAAAAGGATAAGCAAAAGGAGCGTTTCCTATTGGAATAAAACCATTATTTTCTGGTGTTCCAGGGGAGAAGGTGTTTTCCGCCATGCCAAAAGAAGAAGCTCCCCCTGGTACGGCTTGCGCAATTAACCCGCCTGCATTACCAATTCCCGCAAGTGGAAGTTGCGGTCCAGTGCGGCGAAGAAAAATTTCTTTTTCGTTTGGGTTATCTGTTTTTATTCCTTTGTTATAAATTTTTTGCTGTCGTTGATCACGCTTGAAAGCTTCGGGATCAATAGCACTGCCTTCTCCACCAATAAAATTTCCGCCGGCCAAAAAGTTGCTATTGGGGAGGGCTCCAGCATTGCCCATGTCAACTGGTTGGCCGCCGTAAACCCTATACATATTTCTTAAAAGTTTTTTTTATTCTACTCTTCTAAAACTTCATAACCAAACGAATCATGGACTTTGGTTAGCACAACTCCTTCGCCGCGCAAGTCCCAATTCAAAACATCACCTTCTTGCCAGCCAAGCTCTTCAATCAATTCTTCGGGAAATGTAATGAACTGATCTCCGTTTTCGTCTTCTTGTACTTCAACAATGTAGCTCATTTTGACAAAAGCTTTTCCATTAGCTTATCAAGCTTAATATTGATCTGCTTGAAGTTATCGTGCATTTCTTGGATTTCCCTTAGAAAGTCCACCTTAAGAACATACTCCAAAGGCATGCGATTGATTTGGTTTTCCAGGGAGTTAACCCGGTTTTCTTGTGCAGACAACATTAGATGAACCTGCTTGATCCGTTCATGTGCACGGCTTAAGATTCTGTTGGCTACCCAGGAACCCCCGGTAAAGGCAGAAATAGCAGCCGTAAGCCCAAGGGCTAGGTATTCTGGGCCCACAAGTAACAACGCATTTTTTTAATTCTAAAACCTAGTAATCAAGATGTAACTCGCCCTTACGCATAAGACCATTAACCAACCAGACCAATGCATCAACGCAGTCGTCGTGACTGCTAACACCAAAGTTGGTCAATTCTTCAAACATTGCAGTAAAGTTTCTAAACCGATTGAAAATAATTTTGCGATCTTCAAACATACCAATAATGCCTCTGAAGCGAGCAAGTTTATCAGCTCTGAAACCTTTGACCGGGTGCCAATGCAAGTTGTACAGGCTTTCGTTGGTTAAACAAATTCGTTTGAAATCAGCCTCCAGGGATGCCTGGTATGCAACTGCTTCACTCCAAATGTCACACGTTGAATAAGTGGGGAAATAATTACCTGCTTCATCTTGACCAAGAATTGACCAATCATTAAGCAATTCTTTAAGGGCATCTAGTTTTTCCAGATTACCCATGACGCGTAACCGGCGATAATCAATAATGTGTATCTTGTCTCCAATGCGTCCACCAAGAATCATCACTGTATAGTCATTTTTTTCCTTTGTTCCAACAGAAAGATCGACACCAATACCAAGAGTATCGAACTCTGTTGCAATTTCAGCTTTAACAATTAACTCTGGTGCCAGGGAGAGTTCATTTTGCCTGACAATTTGATTCATGTACTGGAATGAAAAAGCAATAGGAGCTTGCCGTTTCTTTTCTTTTAAGTACTCTAATGACCACATCTCTGGCCAATAAGACAGCTCATCCCCTGTTACTGGATCTGTTTTAATGGCAGGAAGAACGATTTGCTGCCAGTTGTTTTGTTCATTGAAAGTGGTTGCATGAATATCGTCGTGACGGAAGCGAGTACCGAGACAAATCGCCCGCCCGCCTTCAAACATAGTTGGCGAGATCACAGCATTCCAGTTGTCCTGCATCATCTTTCTGATGTCAGGGTTGGCAATATCCGCAGAACTTTTAATAGCGTCGTCAATACAGATTAAGTGACTACGCTTAGAAGTCACTGAACCTTTTAGGCCTGCGGCACATAATGTAAATTGTTCGTCACCGGTAACATCAATGCCGGCAAACTTGTGATCAATAGACCAATACTCGTTGCTAGTAACGTTTTTTAAAAGACGGACTGTTGGAAATACTTCTTGATATCGTTTGCTTTCAATGATTCGTTTGATGGTTGCAGACTTTGAACGAGCAATGTCAACGGTATATGACAGGTAAAGCACCTGCAAGGGTTTCTTTGCTGTTGTGTGGACGCCTATAGCCCAAGCGGCAAACAAGCCCAGTACGGTGCTCTTGGCTGAGCCCCTAGGAGCTAAAAGGTCAATGTTTGGCCCAGCAATTTTTACCAGGCAAGAACTGTCTTGTCCTGTTACAAACTTATGGTGCCACTCTTTGTGGTGTTCTGCGGGAGGTTTATCGGCTACGTATTCGCAAAAATATCCAAAGTCTTCGCGTGCCCTTTGGATATCTTTAATGTTTTTGGGATCTTTAATTAACTTCCTACGTGCAGCTGCTTTGGCGTTACGGCGATGCGCTAAGTGTACGTAAGCAGGCACAGGATTAATTCAGTGTATTAACTGAATCGTAGCCTATTTAGACTTAGATTTGGAACGCTTGCTCTCTTGGTACTTACGAGCTTTGTCAAGAGCAGCTTTACGCTTTTCTTTGTCCGACATCTCAGTACCGTCTTCTTTTTTCGCTTCTTTTTTCTTGAGGTATTCAAGAAATTGAGGTGGCATTTTGCTACTAGCCATCAGCAAATAATCCGCAGAAGTTAAATTACTTTATGTTTATTTTAACTGGGACTACTCTTCTAATTGCATTCGAGACCAAACGCTCATTGAAGCTTCTTCCAAGGGACCTTCGTAGGGGTCGTCTTTGAAAATCATCAGCAACTCACGAATGGCTCGATCAGCACCAGCCATCAGCAAACCCTTGCGATCTTTAGTAGCTGTAAACTGCTCAACCTGTGCAATAGTCCCACGTAATTCTTTTTGTAGTGCAGCGATACGTGCAACGCCTGCATCTCGTTTTACGATTTTGTTTTCAATATCTTCCCTAAGTTTTCGCATGTCTTCCAGCATCTCCTCAATTTCCCCCAG